TATTGACACGATTAGCTTTTCTTGTAGTATTCAAGTTATGATTGATCGTGTTAAATTCTTTGGTGAGAAAGTCAGATGCTTATATTGCTCTGAATGGACATTAGGCAATGTTGTTGAGTTTAGTGGGCAGATAGAATGCGACCAATGTTACAAAACTATATTTGATGCGAGTGATTGCACAGGAACAGTTATGATATTGAATATTGATGATATAGGAAGTTTACATTGAATATAAATATTTCAACAAACATATCTTCAGTAACTAAAGCACTTAATGCTTTTGGAAAAAACCAAATACCTTTTGCAGCATCGAGAGCCTTGAACGATGTGGCTTTTAATATGTCTAGGAAAGTAATGCCTAAAAAGAGTAATGATACATTTGCAGGTGGAGCAACTGCTTTTACTAGGAGAGGTTTTAAATATAAGAAATCAAATAAAAGAAATCTAACTGCTGAAGTGTTTATTGATAAAGCTCAAGAAAAATATTTAAAGTTTCAGATATCTGGTGGTAATAGGTTTCCAGAGAAAAGATCTATAATTGTTCCGACATCTAACACTAAGCTCAATAGATATGGCAACATCACTAGAGCAACTTATAGCAGAATTATAAACGACAAGAAGAAATTCTTTAAAGGTATTCCCAGAGGTAGGACAGGCAAGTCTAATGAGGGAATATGGGAAAGGTATGGCAATAATAAAAACATTCGCATAGTCGCAAGATATGTGGATAAAGCACAATATGAACCATTATTCCCTTTTGGTAAGATAGGTGAACGTGTTGTGTTTAGTCGTAATGAGGGATTTGCTGAGAGATTTAGGATAAGGTTAAGGCAAGCAAAAAGGACTGCTAGATGATGCCATTCAAAGACATAGAAAGAAAACGTGAATGGAATAGAGAATGGTATTCTAATAATTTAGAAAAAGCTAAATTGTCTAAAAAGAAAAGTTTAGAAAAAAAGAAAATAGAGTTTTCACATTTTTTAAAAACAACTAAAGGACAACTTTATTTATTAGAGCAAGAAAAATATAAAAGATTAAAATGGGATAAAAAAATAAAACATTTTGGTTATCAGCATGATATCAATCAATTATCATTTGATGATTTAATAAAACAAAAGAAACAAGAAAAACATTTAAGATATAGAAAGAAACAAAGATTATTAGCTTTATCTTTATTTAATTCAAAATGTAAAGCATGTGGCATAGAAGACACAGATGTATTAGAGTTCGATCATATTAAACCTTTATTAAGAAAAACTAATGGTATAAAGAACAAAGGAGATACATTCGCAAAAGTTTTAAAAGAAAAAAATCCAAATGAAGTATATCAAGTATTATGTGCAAATTGTCATAGAAAGAAAACAAGGTTAAACAATGAATTTAGCAATCCGACAAAACAATAGGTTCTTCCTAGCCTTGTACGTTGTGGGTATTTCGGGAGCGCATAGTTTACCTAGCGACAGAATTTAAGAGGGCATTTCGTTTTATTATGAAAATACAAGAAGTTAATATTGAGGACATAATTCCATATGCAAAAAATCCACGACAAAATGATGAAGCTATAGCTAAAGTTGCTAGTTCATTAAAAGAATTTGGTTGGAGGCAACCTATTGTTGTAGATAAGGAAATGGTTGTTATTGCCGGACATACAAGGTTGGGTGCTGCAAGAAGATTAAACTATAAAAAAGTGCCAATACATATCGCAACCGATCTCACAGAAAATCAAATAAAAGCATATAGGATTGCAGATAACAGAGTTGGTCAACAGGCGAAATGGGATGAAGATTTATTATCCCTTGAATTAAAAGATCTTCAACTTGATGGTTATGACTTAGAACAAACTGGTTTTAATGATGATGAATTAGATGCTTTATTAGCAGAAGCTGTAACAGAGGGTTTAGTTGATGAAGATCAAGTGCCACCAGAACCAGAGGAAGCAATCTCTGTTTTAGGTGATGTTTGGTTATTGGGTAATCATAGAGTTATGTGTGGCGATAGTACAAGCATAGATGCAATAGATGAATTAATGGAAAATCAAAAAGCTGATATGGTATTTACTGATCCACCTTACAATATCGATTATCAAGGAATAAAAGATAAAAGAAAAATTAAAAATGACAAAATGGAAGACGATAATTTTGTTGACTTTTTAACTTCTTCTTTATTGGGCTGTGAAACTATGTATGTTTGTTGTAGTTGGCAATATGCACATCTTTTTAGGCAAGCTATGATAAATATATCAAGAAAACCAAAAGCTATGATAATCTGGGATAAAGTTAATCCTGCACAACATTTAGATAAATATTTTAAGCAACATGAGATAATATTTTATTATGGAGATTTTGGAGGACATAAAACATTAAGAGGAGATGTGTGGAAACTAAAAAGACAAAAAAACACTTTGCATCCAACTATGAAACCTGTCGAGTTGATAGAAATAGCTTTGCAAGATAATTTAGATAAAAAAATAATCTATGATGCTTTTGGTGGTTCTGGATCTACATTAATAGCTTGTGAGAAAACAAATCGTAAAGCTAGAATAATGGAACTTGATCCAATATATGTAGATGTAATAGTTCAAAGATGGCAAGACTTCACAGGCAAAAAAGCAATCCACGAACAAACAAATAAAACTTTTGATGAAATAAAAAATGGCAGCAACAACATTTCCACTTGATACAATATCTAAATTATTAGATTTAACTCCTAGACGAGTTCAGCAATTATCAGCAGAGGGAATTATTCCAAAAGCAGAACGTGGTCGATATGAATTAGTCCCGGCAGTACAAGGTTATATTAAATATTTAAAAGAAAGATCTATAAAAGCAGATACAAATGGTGATGATTATAATGCTCACAGAACTAGATTAACAAAAGTTCGAGCAGATATGGCAGAAATTGAAAAGGCACAAATTGAAGAACAGTTAATTCCATCAAGTGATGTTGAAAATGCTTGGTTAGAGGTTAGCCAAAATATGCGCCAAAAATTATTGGCATTTCCTCAAAGGGTTGCTCCAGAGGTATATGCAGCAGAAAAATTAGTAGAAGTTAAAACTATTTTAAAAGATCATATTTATGATGCACTACAGGAAATAGCAAATGTCGAGGTTAGAGTTACAAAGCCAATCAGATCACACGACTCTGATGAAGATAATGCAACAGACGTTGCAATCAATGAAGCCACCTCCAAATCTAAAGATAGACGAGTGGGCAGATAAACATAGACGATTATCTCCAGAGAGTTCTGCTGAACCGGGATTATGGTCAACTGATAGAGCAAGCTATCAACGTGGAATGATGCAGGCTATAAGTGATCCTAAGATTGAAAACATTGTTTTTATGACAGGCGCACAAATAGGAAAAACAGAAATAATTAATAATTCTGTTGGTTATTATGTATCGCAAGATCCATCGCCTATGCTTGTAGTTCAGCCAACTTTAGAATTAGCTAAGATGTGGTCTAGTGACAGGTTATCTCCTATGCTTAGAGATACACCAATTTTAAAGAACCTAGTTAAAGACCCACGATCAAGGGATAGTGGCAACACTATTTATCAGAAACAATTTCCCGGAGGTTATATTGCAATCGTGGGTGCAAACTCACCATCTGGTCTAGCTGCTAGACCAATTAGATGTGTGTTTTTAGATGAGGTTGATCGTTACCCGGCATCAGCAGGGTCAGAGGGTGATCCAATAGAATTAAGTAAAGCAAGAACTAAAACATTTACATATAATCGAAAAATAATAATGGTTTCTACACCTACAAATAAAGGTGCATCTAGGATAGAAAGTGCTTTTGAGGAAAGTGATAAAAGATTTTATTATGTGCCTTGTCCAGATTGTAAGCATGAACAAAAGTTAATCTGGTCAAATGTTAATTGGGAAGAAGATAAACCAGATACTGCTTGTTATGTTTGTGAGGAATGTGGCTCTGCTTGGGATGATGCAATGCGATATAGGGCAATTAAAAATGGCAACTGGGTAGCAACTGAAGATTTTAATGGCACAGCAGGTTTCCATATTAATGGGATTTACTCACCTTGGACACCATTATCAGAAGCAGTAAGAAGTTTTTTGGTTGCTAAAAAGATGCCAGATACATTGCGAGTATTTGTAAATACTTATTTAGCTGAAACGTGGGAAGATCAAGGCGAACGTGTTGATGATTATGCAGTTGCAGAACGTGCTGAACCTTTTGGCGATAAATTAGATAGTAATATTATGATATTGACCTGTGGTGTTGACGTGCAAGATGATCGACTAGAATTAGAGGTTGTTGGTTGGGGCAAAGATGAAGAAAGTTGGAGTGTTGATTACAGAACTCTATATGGTGATCCATCAACACCTCATTTATGGAATGATCTAGAAAATATTCTAAAAAATATTTATGAAACTGAAGATGGTAGGCAGTTGCAAATCAGATCAGCTTGCATTGATAGTGGTGGACACTATACACAAGCAGTTTATAACTTTGTCAGACCTAGAGAGGGCAGAAGAATATTTGCGATTAAAGGTATGGGTGGAGAAAGTAGACCTATTGTGTCAAGACCTACAAGGAATAATATTGGTAAAATAAGATTGTTTACTTTAGGTGTTGACAGCATTAAAGAACTTATTTTTTCAAGATTAAAAATAACTGAGGTTGGTGCAGGTTATTGTCACTTCCCAGATGATAGATCAGATGAATATTTTAAACAATTGGCATCAAGTGAAAAGATAGTCACAAAATTCCACAAGGGTTTTCCCAGACGTGAATTTGTTAAAACTAGAACTAGAAATGAAGCATTAGATTGCAGGGTTTATGCTATTGGGGCATTATCAATTTTAAACTTAAATTTAAACGTAATTTCTGATAGAATACAAAATGAAAAAGTAAAAACGACAGAAGAACCATCTAAAAGACCTATTAGACCTAATCGTTATAGGGGGAATAGCTTTGTAAATGGGTGGAGATAATAGCTATGGCAAAAAAGTCCATTTTGGGTTATAGTAACTTGACAAAATAAAAAATTTGTAAAAGGGATTTATTGTGGCTAACCTTTTTGATGCAGATAATGCTCCTACAGAAGAACCAGAAGAATTTGTAATAGGCGATTTT